CCTAGATCCACAGTAAGAAGACCATCTTCAAATGTAACTTTTTTAATCTCTACATCTTCAGTGAGTTGCCATTCTCTATTGAATGATCTTTGAGCCATGCCACGATGAACATACTCAGTTTCCTTCTTCTCCTCCTTCTTACCGTCTACAACCAGTTTGCCGTGTTCGGTGTAAACTTTAACTTCTTTCTTTTTAAATCCTGCGAGTGCAATTTCCAAACTTGATTCGTGATTGTTATGTTGCACGATATTGTATGGTGGGTAAGTTTGTGCTGTTGTTCCCCAGAACTGATCGATATACTGATCTAGCCCTATGCTATTTTTTGTGATCTTGTCAAATAGTTCTGCAAGATCGTTTGCACGATATCTTTGAATAGTCATGTGTTTCTCCTTTAAAAGCGAGTGTTGATGTTGTGACCCTTTCGGCATCACACTACTAATTATACCATAAACTCAGAAAGTCGTGTTCGGGTATCCTCCCAGTTCTTTACATGATGCGGAAAACCGCCCATCTCTTTTAGTGCTTTTGCTAAAGGATAATCGTTTTGACCTTCTAACATCATGTCACCAAAGAAATGTATCTCATCTTCTGGATTAAAATCTGTAAGTATTTGACTCTTATCACTATCAGACATATCAAGGCCAGTTTCACCACCTATCTGAATATTCAAATAAGGAAACTCGTTTTTAATTCTATCTGCCATTAATATTCTCTCAGTGGTATTGATATCCCATTTTACATATTCTTTTCTATGTTTCATACTATCCTCACCTCTTCCAAGAATACTAAAATTTATTCCGCCAGGTCTGTGTTCAATATGATTACCTGTTTTATGTGGGAAAGCACTGTAGTCTAATTCATCACTAAGAAAATTAATTAATTTACCATATGGTTTCCAGTCAGATTTATAGACGTTATGATCTTTCTCATAAACATCTGAACCAGAGCAGTTATATACTCTCTTCGATCTATTGTAGATATCAAGGCCTACCTGTTCTATTGTCTTTGCTCTATCACTACCAGTAACAAGATAAACATCATACTTGCAACAGAATTTAATCATGTATGCTTCAAATGACAAATCAATTTGTTGACGACTATCTGTTAGAGTGCCGTCAACATCAAAAATAAATTGTTTCACTTACTCAGATTCTGTAGTTTTGTTCTTCTTTCCGATGTTATACTTTTGTTCTAGAATCCAATCACCCTTATCTTTATAAGATAGAACTTTGATTTGATTCAATGGTGCAATATCTGCTACTGAACCCTCTTGAACAATAGTGATCAATCCCCAGTCTGCAAGAAGACGAGTGATACGATTTCTACGTTGAACATCGTTAATAGTAAGGTTAGCATGTTTTCCGTCAAGTGCAAACAGCTCCTTGAAGTGAACAATAAAATATTTACCTTGCTTATGTAATATATGACAACTTTGATATAACTTCTTTTCTTTTCTGGATGCTACTCCAATTCTTGTGAGTGTTTCTCTAACCTTTAAAAAATCATCTGGTTCATTTAAGACCACCTCTAGCATCTGATCTTGAGACCAATCTACAGTAGGTTCAACCGTCATAGTCATTTCGTTCCTCCAATGTCAAGTCGTTGTTTAATAAAATTAATTTGTTCAGGGGTTAATATCTTCAAAGCATTAGATGCTTTTTCGTTACTATAGCCATAGTATTGTTTGACGATTTCAAGATCCGTGACTTTATCCTTACGGAGCCAGGGAGAAAATCTTCTCTTTTTCCTAAGTGTATTTAGATAAAATGAATATTGGAGGTCTTTGTCTAAGTTAGGAAACTTATTCATCTCGTTGGCAAACATAATACAATCAAGATGGCCAGAGAGACAACGATTGACAATGTATGGAGGATACTTACTGATGGCATCAGGGTCTTCTTCTATCAGATTCTGTTTCGTAAAGTTAATAGAGTTTAACCAATCTTTGAGTTCAGTCATACCATATACCTCCTCCAAGGATCATGACATGGAGTTTGACATAGTGTTTCATTCCAAGGGTTGAGTAGTATAGAAATTCTCTCACCAGTAAATGGTTCAACATTATGATAAACATCAGGGCCAAAAAATACCATTCGATTTGTCTTTGGTAAAACAATAGTTCCGTTCTCAAAACATAGTCTACCATCTTTCACATTATCTGCAACATAAGGATAATAACATGTAGTGCATATTGGATACTTTAATTCACCTGTTGTCATCTCTAGTCTATCATCATGATCACGATGCCAATCACGAGGTCTAGTGCTCATACGAATCCAAGTTTCATATCCTATTGCAGATGATAAATCAAAATAATCTTTTGCAATATCTAATAGACGCATTAAATATTTTCTACCTCGATGTTCTTCTTTCCAATCAAACCAAAAAACATCAAGGTCATCAATTCTTTTCTTCCAATCACCATTTAGTTCTCTGATCAACTTCAAAAATTCACTATGTTCATCCTCTGGAAAAACTTGATCCAGAACATAAACGTCAAATTCTTTATTACGAGGATTCTCTAGCATCGTTCATATATGAGGGAGGAATGTGATGATCGTTCCAGTGTCGAATGTTACCACCAACAATAAAACAGTTTGTTATAATTAGTTGCAGAAAAATAAAGGTTCTGATCAAAGCAACAAAGTCTGCCTCTTTATCATTCTTACCTGATTTGTCACCTAGTGCTTTTGCCCAGATTCTCCACACTTTTTTCATCGTATTATTTGAATATTATCATCTTCAGACCAGAGTTCGACCTTATCTCTGAATCTACCATCTCTTTTCAGAGTTTCATATCTCTTAGTTGCTTTTCGCTTCCACCAAGAGATGATGTTATCCAAATAGAATTTATCCCAGTTTTGACCACGAACTAATTTATCTTGATCACCACGAATAACTTCACGAACATTACCATAACCATAATCAGATATATAAAATCTTTTCTTTTGTGTAAGACCGAATGCCATTTCTATTACAGCATTGAAGTGTTGTAATTTATTCTCATCTTTCAATGACTTCTTAATACTTGCAATCATTTTAGTTTGCCTCTTCATCTTTTTAGATGATGCTTTGTTATCTGTCAAAGGTGTATTGTTATTAAGCAAAGTAAAACGATCATGTAGTTTATGAAAAACTCTATCATGCAGTAAAGGTAAAAACTTACTCTCTGTCAATCCTTTGTATCTAAAGAATGGTTTTAATCCATCATACTGTGATGCTGATGTAGTAGAACCATACAAAGATGTGGTCTCAAACAATGCAATGTCTTTTTCAAATACTTTATTGAGTGTTTCTCTTGCAAAGTGTGATACACAAAGAAGTGCAAGTAATTTACCACCAAGAAAATTATAACCAAAAGGTTGTGAAGGAACAATCACAAATCCCATAGCAGTATGACGATTCAACAAAGAAAGATTTGCGGGTTGACCCAACCATAAGTTTCTTGGTTTTGAGTTGATAGTAGGAGATCCAAAACGTATGAATCCTACAATCTTTTGTGTTCTCTTTTCATATACCATCCAACGTAATTCTCTACCAGGTATATTACTTTCATTATTGTGTGATGAAACTGCTGCTAGTAAATTCTTATAGTGATCTTGAGGTAATGAATTTGGGAAACGATCTCCTATGAATCGAATCTCAAACTCCATCTCTTCTGGTGATATATCTTCATTAAAAAACTCATCCTCATGAGACATCAGAGGATTTGTTTTAGGAACAAGTTCCCTTTTAACAAAACGAAGATAATCTTCTATAGAAGTAAAGTTGCCAAAGTAATTAATAAATTCATCGGCAGCCCATGTAGCATCTGCTTCACTAATAATCATTTTATAATGGTCATACCATAATCATCAGGTGTAGGAATAGGCATGTAGTATCCATCTCTATCAGGTATCACAGGAGTACGTCTTATTGGTTGTTGCATAATGTCAATAGTTTCATCAAACCATCTATCTAAAGATCTTGCCATTTGTCTGTAACCAGATCCAACATAAAATTGACCTGATACTACCATCACTGTAGCAGCACCCCAAAACCAATAATAAAATCTTGATTTCATTTGTGCTCTAATCTTTTCACGTTTTCTCATAAATTTGTTAGTCATCATGATCCTCCCATGGATCTAATAGATCTTTGTTAGCAAAGAATCCTTTGTATACACCATACCCTGCTAAGAGTATAGTAATTACTGCTATTGATATACCAAAGGTATAATCTGGATTAAATGTAAAGTGTGGTATGAGTGTTTCATTACACTTTGCAATTTTATCTGGATCACTCCAAGTACCAGGTAAAGTGTATATTGGTGGGCAAGCAGAAAAAATCATTTAAAATTCTCCATAAGAATAAGAGCAACCATAACTCCAGAACCTAGGCCTGATAATAGCAGAAGAATGCCGATTAATCCAAATATATTCATTTGAATTCACATTCTACCATAATTTCAGTTAGTGCTGCTAATAGATTTATCTCCTGATCGGCTACAAATGCTATTTGATATTGATATTTCGCAATAATTAAAACAGCAGCAGGTATGCTACTAGAAACTAGTGTTTCATATAGACTATCATATAGTCTACGAAGTAGCACAGAACTATCATTATCTAAATTATCAACCACCCATTTACGAACTTCTGGAAAGTTTTTATCTTTAAGATTTCTGATCAAATCATTTACAGAAACATCAGAAAATGTTGCAAGAATACCAGAGTCAATCTTACCACTCACAGAATATCTTTGACACTCGTTAAGAACTCTTCTCCAATCAGGAAAATGCTTATTAATAATCTCTGCTAGAACTGGAGGATCATATGATATCTTTTCTAAATCTAATATCTGTTGTAATCTCTTAAAAAATAATCCTGCTATCTTTACTTTTTCTTTACCCTTAATAGAAAACTCAACAACACTGCAGCGTGAATGTAGCGGTTCAATAATTTTATTCTTGTAGTTGCAAGTGAAGATAAATCTACAGTTTCCAGAGAACTCCTCAATACTCGCTCTGAGAAGGAGCTGTACGTCGGAAGTGGTATTGTCTGCTTCGTCAATGATGATGACTTTATGTTTCGACTGACTTGTAAGAGAGACTGTAGATGCGAAGTTCTTCGCGTTGTTCCGAACAGTGTCGAGAAACCTGCCCTCATCCGATCCATTAATAACATAATAGTCAACTCCTAATTGTTTACATAATGCTTTTGCCACCGTGGTCTTACCAATACCTGGTGGGCCTGATAGCAACATGTTTGGTATCTCACCTTGATCTACAAAGTCTTGAAATGTTTTCTTAATATGATCAGGGAGTATACACTCGTCAATTTGTTGGGGTCTGTATTTTTCAACCCATATAAAGTCACTCATTAAGTATATCCTTTTTGGATTTTCCAATCTGCATACATCCTACCAAAGACCATACCCTCATCTGTTTTGATAGCATCTCCCTTTAGGATTTGTTTCTCTCTGTCAGTAAGGTTTTTGTTCATGGTAAGATATTCCTTCTCCCATTGTAGGATATCTTTTATCATTTGTCTATTCATAACCAATTCGGTTTGCGGGATGGGTCACGAAGATAATTAGATGAAGCCCAAGGTTTGGATGCGATATAACGCTTGTAAGCAGTAATAGTGTCAATGCTTGTGTCATATTTAAACTCATCTGGCATAGCTCGTGCGAAAGGTGTAACCTCTCCATGTGATTGTGGAAAGATTTTATCAGCATGTTCTAGTGTATGCTGACAACTATGTATTTTACCATACCTATGCGTATATTCATAGCATAACGCAAGACCGTGTGATATCAACCATCTATAGTTTTCTTGTGCCCAGATGGTGCAAGGATGACCTCTGAACGCACCTTTGTCTGTAAGGTATGGTGTTCCATCTAACTTAGGTAATTTACCAAAACCATGACCCCATTTTGTAGATGCAACAATCGCAAGCATTTGACAAGACTCAAGTGGCATTTTGACCACATGTTTGTCAGGTAATGATTGTGCAGACTTAGCAGGATCAGGATCAGTTACAAAGATGTTCATTCAGATGCCCTCCATTCTTTTCTCATTATAACATACTTTTCATCATATGCTGCTTTATCTCTCATTCTTTTGAAAACATTTGCAGAACGCGACTTTTCACAGTGTAGTGCGGTTGGCGACTGCGGTGATACGGAACCATCTCTAGCGTATTTCTTTCCACTAGGATGATTTGCATACCTACGGGAGCGAGTAAATCCCATCTCAAGAAACTTCCTCGCCATATCCATTCCAATAAAATCCCGTTGCTCCTTATAGTCACAAAACATGGAGTAGATCTTATCAGCAGATTTGCGAGCAACAGACTCATTTACAAATCTCCAATGACGGCATATATCGTTAGTGTAAGGCCGTACCAATAGCACTCCTTGTTCTCCCCTTCCAATACGATAAAGTTTGCGATTTTCTTCAATTGTAAAATCAATGTTTTTGTAATCGAGTTCATAATCAAATTCTTTCATGTTCTTGAGATATAAGGTCAGTTGCCTTAAAGGCTTCCTTCATATATTCTACCGCTTTATATGGAGTGCACTTCTCATTACAGGTAAAGATGTCACACTTTGCAACATTATTCTCGGGCCATGTATGAATACTAATATGACTATCAGCTAACAAAGCAAAACCAGTTACACCTTGAGGGTAAAACTGGTGAAAATCTATCTTGAGAATTTTGGAGTTTGATAATATAGACGCATGAAATAAACTATTACGAACAAACCTTGCATCATCTAAAAGATCTTTATCACAACCTTCTAAGTCAAATAATATATGTTTCATTTACTCTTAAAATTATGAAGTGATGTGCTACTCTTAGTGACATTCTTTATCACAATAAATTTATCAGCAGCAAATGTTCCTGCTAACTGAACTTTTATTTCATCACCATCTTCCCAATTAATATCACCATTCTTTTTAGTATGGTTCATTGCTTGTTGAATCTGGTCAATTAGATCTTGTGTGAGTTTCATTCTTCAATTTCAAAATACCATTTTATATGTTTAATATAATCAAACGTGCAGGATAGATCAGCATCACAACTAATATCATACTTTCGATCACATAGAAAGTTTCTTAATTTTTCTACGGATTCAAAGCAGCCTTGATGCCTTTCGTTTTCATCATACAAATGATATTTCATTTTTTCTTTCTCCCCTTTCTTTTCTTCTTTTTAAATACTCCCAATTGAGTAAAGATATAAAGAGAAAGAATAACCCAGAAAACAATTTCTAATCCTAAGTTGTTCATTACTCGAATGTTGAATCAGGTTCTAATGCTATGTAGTATTTAAGATTATAGTTTTGACAAGTGAAACGAGATAGAAGTTTTTTAGATACAACAACATCATATGTACCAGGTAGTATCTTAATATTTTCTACTTTGAAGTTAAACTCAAATGAATCATCAGTTTCTCCAACAGTGATAGCAAAATCATTTGATGTATCATTCTTCTTGTCTCTGACTTGAATCTTTACAACACCATTCTTACCAACAACAGCTAAGTCTGGTAACTGATAGATACCTGCTGCTTTAAGTAACTTGTCTAGTTGATCTGTGCTTAAAGTAAAACTAACATCTTCACTTGGAAGTGTGATTTCTTTCTCTGGTGGAGTAACAATGACTTTAGGATCAGCAAAGAAATACTTAGATCTCATTCTACCTTCCTTGATATAAACATATCCTTCATTCTGGAAATCAAGTTCTGGTCTATTATGCAATGCAAGACCATTAAGGAACTGACCTAGATCATAGATACCAAAGTCTGTAGGTAAGTCTTCATCAATCGTTGCTTCAGCAAGAATGTTTTTCATTACTGATATAGTTCTCAATGAACTACCTTGTTTGAAAAGAATTGATTGATTGATGTTAGAAAAATTCTTTAATAATGTAAGAGTCTTTTCAGACAGTTTCATAGTTTTGTCTCTGAGTTTCATTTCACTTGGATTGATAATGGGATATGTTTCATCCATATCCCCATACAATACTTCGGCAGCTAGTGCCCATGCATTAATCATACATCTTGTCTTCTAATTTGTCAATATCGACATCAGCATCCACCTTGTCGTATAACTCAAGGAATGCTTGCTTTGTCTCATCATCAAATCTGTTGATGCAAACTTGAATTGCTTTTGCTTTATCATTAAAGATAGAATAAGCACGAATGATGTGAACTAAACGTCTTGTGCTGATGATCTCTTCGATACCACCATCATAGAATGTTTTACGGATGATGTCACCCCAATCAACAAGTCTCTTACAGAACTCAGTATCTTTAACACCAAGATTAAGAGCGATCTTATCTAGAATCTTGTTCTCTACTGAGGGTTTTGGATAGGATTGCTCAAAGGTAACTGGGAATCTTTCGAGGAAGGCTTCGTTGAGCACGTTAGTTCCAATAAATCTTCCGTCGTCTGAACCCTTACCTTTAGTATTTGCGGTGGCAATAACGTTGAATCCTGCGGCTGGTCGAACTGTTCTCCCAATCTTTTTAAGGAAGACACCAGTTCCCTCAAGGATGCTTTGAAGGCAGAGGATCTTGTTGGATGCAAGGTCGATTTCGTCAAGGAGCAATACAGCACCTCGCTCAAGTGCTTCGATGACTGGGCCATTGTGCCATACGGTTTCACCATTAACAAGACGGAAACCGCCAATAAGATCATCTTCATCTGTTTCAATAGTAATGTTTACACGAATAAGTTCTCTCTTAAGTTGAGCACATGCTTGCTCTACACCAAAGGTTTTACCATTGCCTGATAAACCAGTAATGAAAGTAGGATAAAATAACTTAGAACTAATAATCTTTTTAAGGTCGTTGAACGAACCAAACTTGACGAAAGTATCATCTGTAGTAGGGATAAGGTTTCTTGGTGTTGCAGGTTCCACTGATGGAGCACTATAAGAGTTTTCTATTTTGTCTACAACTTTCTGGGTAACTGTAAGATTCCACTTACCTTTACCAACTTTGTATTGTGCAATCTTGCGAGTGACAGTAGCATAAGCGATGTCGTTCATAGCACAGAATGCACGAACCTCTGGTGTTGTGAACTCAGTGCCGAACTGTTTCTTCAATCCGTCAAATGCTTCTTGTTCAGTCATTTTTAATTCAAATGGAGCAGTCATAATGTATTTGTTTCTATATGGCTATTGTAATCCATATAGTGCAACAAGAAACATCTTATGTGCAACTTTTTATATTGGCCTCCCAATCCTTAAACGAGGATTGTAATTGACCCTCGTTTTCTTTTACAACTGGATCTAACTTATCATATCCTTTTATTCTTTTCCATTCATTATATAATGCACCTAATACCCAAGCCTGAGATAACTGCTTAGGCCCATTCTCTAGTAATTCAAGATAACGTTTGTTACTTGTATACTGTTTGTAATCTTCTCTCCAATTGGAGTCATCGTAGGGTTTTTCTGTCATGGTTTTTTACTGTAACTAAAAACTTTTCCTTTGATTTGTGATTGACCTTCTGGGTTTTTCTTTTGTGCTCTGAATTTTCCTACACCTATTCCTTTTGTTTTGGGGCCGAGACCACCTTTTCTTGTTGCATGTAGTGTAGCAGTTTTTTTAGTTTGTGTCAATACGGAATCCTGACCATACTTTCTACCCAACTTCTTAACTTCTTTCTTGAACTTTCTCTTTCCCATCTTACCACGATCTATAGCAAAACTTTTTTCTTTTACTTTTCTTGTCTCTCCTGTCTTTTCATCTTTCTCGTCATATGATCCTTTCAATTTAGTAGGCCCTCTACCGAATCTACTACGAATATCTTTTTGTAATTGTTGTGATCTTTTTTGATTTTCTTTTCTAGATAAATTACCACGATCAGCAGACATTGTAGCAATACCACTCTTATCAGATTTACTTTGTATTCTAGAGAGACTACTCTCTTGCATAAACTCTTTGAATGTCTTCATTGTTTTTGTAATTTTTCTACTACAGTTGATGCTTGCATTGGTGCTACATCATTTAATCCATTGGCATCAAACCAAGGTGCACTTTCCCAATCAAATCCCTCACCGAATGTATTGTCTGGAGCCATGACATACCAATGACATTTTGCATCAGGTATATCTACTGCACACACTGCCCAATCATCTGCCCACTGAGGCACTTGAACATACATCACTGGTAAGTGATTTGCAAATAACGAAAGTATGAAAGAGAAAATAATCATTTTTTCTTATTTATTTTCTTCATTACTTTGTTATACATATCAAACTCAACTCCTTTATGTTTCAAGACAATTAGTTTTGTAACTGTCATCTCTTCATCATAAAAAAGGATCGGTTCGTCTTGTAATTGTATGTCTCCACTCATGTTTACCTCCTATGCTACTAATTCAATAAATTCACTCAATACTCTCTTATTTAGTTTTTTTACTTTGAGTGACTTGGCAAATGCCCTTTTGATGTCTGCTTTTGTTGCATCTTCCTTAACAGTAAACTCATCATCACCTGATAAAGTGTTAGAAGATAATCCAAAGTATGCATCATAACCAGATGTTTTGATTGTAAAACTCTTAGACTTCTTCCAATCATTTTGAATCTTGTGCATCTCTTTAGACTCTGGTTCAACATACATTCTAGCAAAGTGCATTCCATCTCTACTAGGAACAAGTCTGATACCAACAAGGTTTACAGATGGAAATTTATCTTTTAGATTCTCTAGTAAAGAGTTTGTGAAATGATGATAACCATACTTGAATAAGTAAGTCTTACCAAGTTTACGATCACGCAAGAATACACTACCGTAATCAGGGCTACGAGTGCCCATGTATGGTTCATCTTCCCAGTGACGTTCTACAGTGTTGTTGTAAGGTATTGAACCTGCTTCACCATCAGTTAGTATCACACACTGAACCTTTTGAACTTTATTATCCTTCTGGAATTGTGGGATGATTTGATGTAGTGCAACGATTGCTTCATTCAATGGAGTGCCTGATAAACTTAGTCTACGAGGAATGTTGTAGAATGTGTAACTATTGTTGTTGAACTTACATCCGAGTCTCCAGATATTGATCATCTGTTTCTCTAGAGTCTTAGCATTTGTTTTACTTGTCAATATGTTAAGTAGAGCAAATCTACTATCAACATAGAGCTCATGCTCTACTCTTTCACAATGTTCTTTTAGAGGAGAATATCTAGAAACATATCTTTGCTCTTCAGCATTCCAATACATATCTGATCTTTCATTCCACTCATTAGTAAAGGCATAAACCTCGAATGGAATCTGAACTTTTCTGCAGAACCAGATTAGATTATATAACTGTCTTAGAGTGTCTTGCATGATGTAGTTCATAGAACCAGACCAATCAAGTATGAATACAAGGCCGTGATTCTTACCATCTGGAACAATAGTTACTTTCTTGAATAGATCCTCATTGAACTTATATGTGTGAAGTTTCGCTGTATCAAGAACACCAGTGCGAGCAGTAGATGAACGAGAGTATGCATCAGCAGATTTCTTACACTCAAACTCTTTGACTAAGTAAGATACTTCTTTCTTTGCACTATTCTTAAATGCATAGAAGTCATCATCTGCTTCCTCAAAGATACCTTTAAGTTCTACATCCTCAAACTCACCAGTTCTATTGTTATATCGAGTAACAGTTTTCCCATGAACTTCATCATTGTATTTCTTCTCATCTTCTGCAAAAGACTCATCTATGTAATCATGAACCTCTTGATTATCAGCGATGATAGTATCAAGACTAACTTGAGGAATGCCAACATACACATGATCACGACCACCTGTATTGATGAGTTCTCTAATATTCTCTTCTAACTTTTCAGCAGTTCTAACTTCTACTTCTTTGTCTATTGAACCAGTAGCTCCCTTCAATCCACCAACTTGTGTTGATCCCTGATCCCAAGGTTGATTTGGATCAATGACTAACTTATCAGGTGTCTCTTCTACTGGATCTTCTTCACCATCTTCATCACCCTTACCTTTACCTTGACCTTGACCTTCTCCTTCGCCATCACCTTTACCATTACCACTCTGCATTTCTAACTCTACCAACTCTTCATCATCATCAGGTTTTGCATCTTTACCCTTTCTATCCATCTCTTCTTCACAGTAATCATTAAGAACTTTTGCAGCATGAAGTGTATCATCAAATGTCTCAGCAGCATCAATTAGATCACGAATC